CTATGTATCACTAATCGTGATAGTAAACCCAGAATATGAATTTAACCAATTGGTAGAAATAATTGTAATTATATCTCTTTCGGAATTTACTTCTATATCATAACATTTTTTGTTATCAAAAACAAGATGGTCTTTAATTGTAATTCCAGAATCACATATTAATTTAAAATATATGCCATCACAGATCGTCAATGATAACCAATGAAAATTTATCCAATGATCATTACCGGACTCTATAATCTCTCTACAAACTGTTAAAAAGGGATATTCGTAATAATCATTTGGGATTATTGTTTCATATTTTCTAGCAATTTCCCCATTCTCATCTATCTCTTGTTTGTCATCTGTTTCTTTTACAACCTCATTTTCTAATTTTACTTTACTTCCAGTTGGCAAAATTATATAACTATCCAATATATGACAATCATCTCTTTCAAAAGTTGTTATGATTGGTGGATATTCACCATTTACTTTATATATTTTATGTGTCATATCACCTTTTGCGACCAATCTCCCATTTTCTTTTGATATTCTAATATTTATTATTAAATCAGTCTTAAAAGGTTTTTTATATAAGTCCATAAACGTATCAATTGATTTTTTGTAGTATAAATCAATTGATGAACATTGTTCTATTTGTAAATTTGTTGGTTTCAAAATTAATTCTAATGAATTTTTCTTTTCATTTTCACTCATTATATTTAAAAACTCTTTAGATATTACTATGTTACGAAGTATATTTGAAACAAAAATAGTAAAAGCCTCACTATTTTGAGAAAAATCAAATACCGCTCCAACTAATAATGCACAACCAAAAGTCGAAAATAAATTTTTTATTATGTCTAGCCAAAATATCTTTTTTGTATTACATAAATCTAGGATAACAGCAACCAATATTATTAATACTCCCCAGATTGTGTATTTAGTAAAAAACAACTTAAAAAATGAAAATTTTTTATTCCTACTTAAATTCTTCTCGTTCATATATACATCCACCAATCATCAGTATTATAATTACTATTATATACCAATAATTGACAGAATTCTATCAGAACATACGTTTATACAATACAGGAGAGTGCCGAAACACTCCCCATAAAATTAGAATCGGTTTATGTCTTTGATACTTTTTCCTGCAACTAAATCAACTGTAGCTGCTTGAAGTACCTTTTGCACCTTAGAATAGTCTTTAACCACACCGATAAGAGCTTGTGCAAACTGATCTGGATTCTGAATGCCATCAAGTTTGATGTCACCAATAGATACACTCACATCGCCACCACGATTAGTGGTAGCAAATGTATTCATAGTCGGCATTGCATTCTGATAGAACTTCTCCGGATTCTGCTTTGCAATATTCCACAGATTATCAGTCATCTCACGAGTGAATACCGTTGTACCCCTTGTGATTGGAGTTAAGATACTACCATCGGAACGTCTGATAATTTCCGCACCCTCTTCTTGTGTCCAAGCTAAATGATCGTATGTTGCTTCCTTTAGACCATTCTTATAGCCAATCTGATTGCCTTTCACCCAACCATTACCGCCAGCACGTTTGCCTCTGATAATTGCCTGAATATGATATGGATAAGCACGACCATTTACGATTTTATCAATCTCAAAGTAATCTGGTTTGAATCTGTTGACATTGCCTGTTGGAGCAGTACCATAAGAATCATAATACCAATTACCTGTAGCATTAACTCTTGTTCCGACATTCGGTGATGCCTTTGGTGCTTGTGCAGTAGAATTATTGTTTGTATTTGCTTTCGGAGTTGCCTGTGGTTTAGATGCTGTTGAACTAGAACCATTTGCAACACCATTTGGATTATTTGCAGTTGCTATATTCTTATTCGCTTCTGCTTGTGCAATTTGAAGCATCTTATCAATTGTGACTTGAATGCTATTGATTGCTGATTGCACAGTTGTAGCATAAGTGTCGAATTTACCTGTAAAGCCAGAAATAACCGTACCAACATCAGACCAGATTGTTTTCATCTGATCGGAGATTGTATATCCTACATCAGAAGTAACAGTAGTGATTGTATCACTGATAGAGGATTGATTTTCATTGACTACACCGATTAGCTCTTGAATAAGTATTTCGGTCTGCTCAAACTTCTCATCAATCTTATCGGAATACTCTTGATACAAGTCGTCAAGCATTTTCTCTTGATCTTCGATGTACTTGTCGTACTCTGTATCCTTTAAGTCCTTTTCAGCATCTTTGATGTCAGATTGTAACTGTTGTACTTTCTTTAAGGATTCCTCAGAGTTATCGTTCTCAAAAACAGATAATTGCTTCCTAAGACTTGCCAGATTTTCAGTTTTCTCACTGATTGTATTTTGGTATTCGTAAATCGACTTTTCGTTGTCCAGATATTCCTTTCGCTTGTCTATGAGTTCCTGCAATACTTCAAGCATTGCATCATATCCATCACGAGCAAGGTCAATCATGGATTTCTTTTCATCGTTAGCTGAAAGTATAACATCTCTCTGCGCCTTAATGAGTTCTTCTTTTCGATCAATCAAATCCTTATTCGCTGGATCTTTCGCAATGTCTGCTTCAATCTTCTTAATCTCACTAGCATATTTCTCAGCTTGTGACATGTAAATATTATACTTAGACGCATAATTACCAAGCTGTGCAAGACCTTCATTTGTAAGTCCTCAATTCAAGTGACCATCGGTTAGATTGTCCCTATCTTCGAGTAGACTTTGTACAAACTCAATTTCGTCTGCAATACCTGTGATTTTATCCTGAACGAGATCGAATAAATCCCAATCAGCTTGACGCATATTATTATAGAACTCTTGAATTGACTTGTTGGATTCTACAATAGAACCGTTGACTTCATCAATCTGCTGTTTAAGATCATACCATGCTTCTGAATATTCTGTTACCTTACCTGTATTCACAAGTTCGTTCAACTCAGAAACCATTTGATCTCTTTGCTGAACTAAGAGTTTGTTATTCTCATTCTCATTTTGAAGCATTGCTTCGTAGTATGATTTTGAGATAATACGACCTTTTGTTTCAGCATAGTCCACCAGCTTATCAAGAATATCATTGGTATCCGTGAATACCTTCTCCATATCTTCAAACTGCGTTACTATGTTGTCGAATTTCTTTTGTGCCAGTTCGGAAAGAGATATATTGAGTTCTTGGATTTTGTCTTGTAGCTCTACAGCTTTATTATACCAAGTTTGGTAATCCTGCACACGATTGTACAAATCTTCATCAGTAATATCCTCAATATTTATTTCTCCGTTACGAACTTTACGTTTGTAATCTTCAGACAATGCAACGCTGTCTGCTTGTTGTAAATATCTCTTATATCCCTGTGTAGCCCATTCGATTTCGTCTGCTGTTTTAGCAATCTCATCATTTAGGGCGATGGTACGAAGTGTCCAACCAGAGAATGTATTTTCCTCTGTTTTATTCAGACGAGCAATAGCTTCTTCACAACGATTGATTTTTACCTCAATCCAATCTATTGTCTCTAAAAACTCATCCGCTTTATCCTGTGTGCTTGAATCATTTGAACCACTTGAGTTAGAACCTGAACCGCTTGAATTATGTCTATTCGTCCAATCGTTATTTGTTCCACCTATAATAGTAGTCTTTGAACCTGTTGATTTGCTATAAGCATGTGATAACAATGTACCATTAACAAATCCACCACCAATAAGTTTGCCACGAATACCACCAATACCGTTTAATAGCTTCTCGGTATCAATATGGTTGAATATTACGTCACCCTTCTTTAGATTCATAAATTCAGCACCACGCTTACCAATAAGCTGTGCCTGTCCATTACGAACTAATAATTCAGGTGCAACCTCTCCGACAAGTGCCTGTTGATCGTATGCAATCTGTCCATTGCGGACACCATTATTATAGGCATTAGTACCGCTTGCTTTACCGAACATAACTGTTTTTCTTGTCTTGGTGTTGCCATGAGAAGTTGTAGTAGTACCAGATGCACTTGCATTGACTTTGACATTAAAACTCTGACTATTTAAGATACTTTGTAGATTTGCATGAAAGTTCTCCGACAGCTTCGCCTGTACCTTAATCTTTGCGGTCTGTTTACTTGCCTTAGATACTGCATTATTAAGTGCCTTATCATAAGCTGACGTATCAGCATCGACCTTAATACTTGTATCTGAATCCTTTAAGAAACTATCAGGATTGAGATTTGCTAACTGTTCCTTGAATTTATCCGTATCAATTTCAGCATCAATACCGATTTTTGTGAGTTCGCCCTGATCCTGTAAATTCTGCAACTGTGTTGTTACATTTGCAAGGTGTGTTTCAGCATCGGTTGTATCAATACCAAGTGTTTCAGCCTGTTCTAGCTGTTGTTTTGCAGATATATATGACTGTAATACCGCTAATACAGTTTGAGAACCTTCTTCGACCTGTGATGCATCAATACCCATAATTGCAGGCTGTTCAAGTTCCTGTTTCTGTTTGAGTAATTGTGCGATAACTGTCTGTGCATCTTTCCAACTATCAGAACCAATTTCAAGTCCATCACGATACGTTTGTAGACTACTAATCTGCTTATTCAAACTATCAACATCTAAATCTGCACTAAAATCAATTTTAACACTTTGGTCTTTTTCAGAAATTCGCTTTGTAGCTTCTTCCGCTTCACTTTGCAAATCGGTTGTATCCGCTAAATGTGCATAAAATTCTATCTCTGGTTGAATTTCCCCGGCAACTGAATTATACTGTTTCCATAATTCCGTTGTATCGAATCCAGCTTTATCTAATTCTTCAATTGTCTTTTTATAATCGGCTAAATCTGTTCTTGCATCAACTGATTTCTGATCAATAGCATTTAAACCATCTACAATAGATTCCGACATATTATCGAAATTAATGTCAATACCTTCTGCTTCCGTCATAGCCAAGAATAAATCTACGACAGCAGAACGAGACATATCTACATCTTCACAGAACTGTTCCAGATTTTGTACATCTATTTTGAATGTACCATCAGAATTTTTAGTAATCTGATCTGATAATTGACTAGCATCATCCAAGAATGTATATAAACCAGAAATATCTTCGGTGAAATACTTTTCGGCACGAGTAAGATATTTATCCCATAATGCATCAGAGTATTCTAATTCATCATTTGCCGAACCGATATATTCCATAAATGTTTTGAAATCATCTGTTCCCGTCCAGCCATTTTCCCATGCTTTACGAGCCGAATCTAACTGTCCTTGCACATACTCAAAATTATCATTATTATCTGGTGTCTCTAGCGCACGTTTGTAATTACTCAGTGCAGACAAAGATGCCATAATACTTTGTTCAAGTGCATCATATTGATTGATTTCATCACCAAGCACAGAAATATTATCTAAATGTGTAGATAAACTTTCAGACCATCCATCATTATCCTTCTTGAGATTACTAATTTCCTTACGAAGTGCATCAATGCCCTTATTCTTCGCAGATGTAAGTTTCTTACGGACATTTGTATCTTTTATCTCTGTCTTAATAATATCATTGATAGCCTTTGCTTCTTTTTGGTATTCCTGAACTGCAAATGCTTCTTTTAACTGCGTATTGACAAGTGCTGCTTTACCTGCATTTTCAGTATATTCAGCTATATGTTCATTATTGAGAACTACGCCAGAATCGGTGTACTGAATAACCTTAGATAAATCTCCATATGCAGTTTTTAATGCCTCGATAGTTTCAGTAGATAAATAACCATTCTGTGATTGTTCTGACTGTGCAGATTTTGCCACATCAAAGGCAGTAGCAGGATTAAATTCATATGTAGTATCATACACACCCTTTCGAGTAAGATACTTCTTCATAGCTTCTTCACGAGTTTCAGATTCGCTCATGATTCTATTCCATGTTTGAATTTCTGCTTCTGTATTAATCGAATTTTCTTCAGCAAACTGTAATAGTTTATATCGTGCTTCAACAAAATCTGCCTCAGATAATGTACCTTCTTCTGCATTTAAAGTTCTTGCATACTTGTCAACACCATCCATCAACATCTCATAATTATCCAGATATTTCTGCATACCAAGATCGGATGCTGTCAAAGGTTTTCCAAGTACATCACCTAATACATCATTGATTTCCTGTACATATGCTTCGATACGATTCTTGGATTCTTCCAAACTGATATCATCATCGCTGATAGTCAAAGCATCAGTAATAACCTGTTTGAATTGATCGCCCGTATCGGCATTTGCCATTGCTGATTGCAGAGGTACAAGAATATTAGTTTCGATTGCACTTTCTAATTCTTCTCCACTTAGACCACTAAAATCGTCACCTTGAAGAATATCACCCCAATTCAAACCACTTACAATACTGCTAAGAGCTGATTGCATTTCGTCATTGCCCGTCATTGCAAGGTATGAGCCAGAAGAGTTCTGCATCCACATATTGACATAAGATGCAAATTCAGCGTTGCTTGTGGATAACGTGGCTTTTGCTGATTGCATTTCGGTATTTGCTGTACTAATTATTCCTGCATAATACTGTCTAATCTGTTCCTGTGTTTCCTTAGATAACTTTGCAAAATTGTACTCTGTTGCCGAAGTACCATCTTGGCTAATAATAGCATCAGCAATATCAATATTCGCTTTTTCCATATCAGCAAGAAAATCTGCATAATATGTCTGTCGATCTAATTCTGATTGGAAATTTGCATCATTCTTCTCAACCATAGAATTAAATTGAGATAATGACTTTCGATATTTTTCAATATCTTTTGTTTTGGCATCAATAGTGCTATTGTTTGTCTTTGCTTCCTTACCGAACACTTTAGATTGATTCTCAAAATATGTGTCGATATTTTTATTGATTTCTTGTTGAGCTAACTGTTGCTCAATTTCAAGGAGATCTTTTAATTTTCCTGTGATTCCATCTACATTACCTTGTAGATCAAGGATAGCGTTGCCATTATCATCATATCCCTTTGTGAGTTGTGGGAATACATCGGCAAGCTGATTTGAAACGTCAAGAAATTCTTTGTACTCATCATCGGATAGGCTGATATTTTTACCTGTAAGCTGATTTACTCCCTGTGCAAGTTCTGCATACTTTTTACCAGCTTGATCAACTGTATCTGCATTTTGTTTGATTTCAGATTGGAGAGATTTGATGTTTGATTTGGCATTTTCAGCATTTTTCTTTGCAGATTCAAATGCTTCTTCCTGTGCCTGCTTATGCTTTTTGATTGCTTTTACTACCCCGGCAATCGCACTAACTGTCATAACTGCAACCGCTACAGGATTATTCATTACTGCCATTTTAATGTTCTGTCCTAATCCCTTTACCGCAGAAGATAAACTAAATGTGCTTAATGATGCCTTCTGATTGGCAACCGCCTGTTTCTGCGTTGCCTGTGTTAATTCCATTTCCGCTAATTTTGCTTTCGCCTGAGTTTTACTTAGCCCGGTCGAACGAAGGATTCTAACTCGTTCAGATTCATTCAATGCATCATTCGACAATATATGCTTTAGCTGTGTTTCTGTTAAACTCGCAGATACCGCTTTAAGTGTATTTAAAGCATTGGTATATTCTGTTGTACCACTTTGAAGCGTAGACATTGATTTAACTGCATTTAATGCAGTACCAAAATTGCTTGCCTGTATAGCAGATGCCCGGAATGCTGTTGTAACCGTTGTAAGCACTTTAATAATACCGATTGTAAGCAATCCCTTTAAAGATGATTCTACCAGTCCAATACTATTTGCAAACTGCAATGCGGCGTTACCACAGTTTAATAAACCCGTTACTGTCTGACCATTTATTACGGATTGATATGTTTCTGTCATAGAAGCCTTGAAGCGATTTAAGGAAGCCTCACTCGATTCAAGATACTTGTCATATTCTCTTTGTGCAGAACCTGTTGAATGTAAACTTCGTTCGTATATATCCTGTGCTTCGGACATATTATTTAACGTGGCAGAAATTCCACTCGCACGGTTTTTACCTGCTATGAGGTCTAACAAAGCACTTTGATCCACATCTGACATCTGCTGATATACCTTGGATAAATCAACAAAAATATCATAGATTGAACGAAATGTTTTGTTATCCGCTTCCAAAATCTTAACTCCACCATTACCATCAACATTAGTCAGGCTTTCAATTTTATCAGCTAATTTTGAAGATGATGTATATACGTTTTCTGTACTTTCCCCAAGGGATTCTAACTCACTTTTGCACCCCCGGATACGAAGTGCTGCTGTACGTAAACTAAGTGCCAAGGTATCAGCATTTTGAAACTGCCTATTTCCAGCACTAAGCAAAGCTATAAATTCATCTACACTTGTATTTGCATCAGCAAAAACCGAACCAACTGTTTGTACTCCTTGAGCGATTTCCGCAGATGTAATACTTGCTGTATTTCCGATTTCATTATATTTGTCGATCAATGCGCCAGCCTTATCAACTGCGTCTGTAAAGCCATCGACATCCTTGTATGCCTGTACACCAGAAATAATTGCTTTTGCACTATCTGAAGCTGACATATCACCTACGTTTGCCAGAATGGTACTCTTTTCAGCTAATGCATTAGATTCCGAAAGATTGTATCCCGACTTAGAAAACTCGGTTGCACCTTCCATCAATGATTTTTGTGTTGCTGCAAGATCCTGTGCTTTTTCATTACAACGTTCCAAGTATTTGTCGTAATCGCCCCTTGATAGTTCATCATTTACCTTTATCAAATCAGTAAATGCTTTATCAAGATTCAATGCTTCATTCCATGCATTTTTTAACTGTCGAGATAACATCATTACTCCGGCTGTACCCGTGAATAATTCGGTTGCTCTTCTAAAAGTCTTTTTCACCGAATCTCCCAGTGTCAAACCGCTTAGATTTGTGGCTTTTGCTTCAGATCGCATAGCCGATAATTGCATTCGGAGATTTTTGATTTCTTTATTTGACGTTGCCAGTTTTGCATTGTCCAGCAACGAAGAAAATTTTGAAGACATTTCCGCGTCTTTGAATAATTTAGAATTTTGTTGACCAAACACACGAATATCATTAATCAATTTATCCTTCTTCAAAGAAGTACGAAATTGAATTGTATTCGCATCTGCGGTCTTTTGTGCTTGTTTTGCACTCTGCTGTACTGTACTTGTGGTATTTTTTGTATTTACCTTACCATTAATATCAACCGTGGCTTTTAATGATGCCACATCTTGCTTTAATTGTGCGCTAGTCTTAGCTTGATCCAGAGTACCAACCAAGGGAACTTTTATATCTCCAAGATTTTTAGCATCTGATTCAATCTGTTGTTTACTTTTGCTGTGTAACTTTGCTACAAGATTGACTATAAAATTATTGTCACTCAATGTGTTCCTCCTTATATTAATTTTAATCAGTTAAATGTGGCAGATTTGCCATGAAAATAGAATTTAAGAATTTGTAAGATAATCCTTTAATCTCTCAAACAGATTAGGGTGTAGGTCGAATTTTCCTGTTTTGAATTTAGATAAAATACTCGGATCAATGTTAAGCATTTCCGAAATATATGTCTGTTTCTCTCTTTTCAGACGTTCTTTATAGAGATTCCTTAATTCTTCCTGTGTCACTCTCATTCCTCCTTCCTATAAGCATCAAGATTTCTTGAAAATAAAAAAGGCAGTATTTTTTGCTGCCCTAAACAAATTGCCAGACGTGGCTAGTTGGCTTGCTCATTTTATGAAGAAACTACTCAGCTTACGGTCTTTTCGCTTCTCCATAAGGGAAACAAACTTATCTCCAAAAAAGAAATAAATCTGTCTCTCCATAGGGAAATAAATGAAAACCCTTGTTTTTCTTGGGAAATGTCAACTTTCGGGTGACTTTTTGAACATTTCTAAGAAAAGTTCCATATCTTTATCATGTAAAGCAACCAACAGACTATCCCTTATACTTTCATTATTAATTGCATATCGTACCAGATATTGCATAGTCACCATATTAATTTTTCTTCCAGACAATTCTTCCATACATGCATCAAATGCCATGCCTTTGTTATTTGAATATGCTTCATCGTTTTTATCTAGCTTAGATACTGCATTCTTATACTTCTCAACCGCATCAATAATTACCTTCGATTGTCTTTTGTTTCTTTTTTTATCTTCCGATAGATCAGCTAATAACTCCACATCTCTAACTGTCTTTACTTTTTTACAACCACGTGTACGCATGTCTACAATCTCTTCGCCAATTATCTGATATAGAATATCCATCGGGCAATCATAAAATCGAACATCATTATCATCAATATTCTTTTTCTTCCCTTTTTTATGCTTATCCTTTAGTTTCTGCAACTCCGCATAAAACCGCGGGTACCTTGGATCAGGATTCATACATGCTAATCCTTGTAGTCTCGTTAGTTCTCCTGCAACAGTAACATCAAAATTCCGCTTTGCACTGTCAATGGAGCATTGTGCCAATACTGAACAGATAATAAATATGTCCTCCAATTCCGTATCATTGCATCCTCCATCAAACCAATAGCTGAGAGCTAATTGTGCAATATTACTCGATACCCCGGTATCTGCTTGTGCCTTTGCGATTTGATTATCCATTTTTGCATATGATTCCATATCTTTATAATAATCACTTTTCGCGGCTCGTGGAATATTATTTATGATTGTGGGGTACTCCACATATGCTTTTCTCGCAAGTTCCGCTATATCCGGCTGATTTGTAGCATACAATGTATCACTATCCAAGTCCTGTGAATTAAGCCGATCTTGTACATCTGTTCCAATGCCATTTATAACAATGATTTCTCGCCCAAGATCAGGGAAATACTTCACCAATTCTTTCGGATACACATTTTCCAAATATACGATATTATTAGGCGAATTGTGCGGATTCCGAAACCCGGCAATTCTATCTCCTTCAGCAAACCGCCTTGTATAACATTGTATTCTATCATCATAAGTTTCAAAGCATCCCTCATTTATAAAATCCTGCCCCGTAACTTTTTTCAACAATGCAATTGGATTTCCACATATTGTAAGGTTGTCTCCATTTTGAAACAGCTTACCTAACTGCAATCTCTCACGCTTTAATTTACTGATTATTTCTCTCCGCTTCTTCTTGAAATATTGGGTATACCGAAATTGATCATTCCAGTTATACAAGTCAATCAACACATTATTGATACTGTAATAAGAAGAGCCGGTTATTCTAAGATAATTCAGAAATGCTTCATCGTCCTGTTTTAATGCATTGCAATAATCAATGCTTGTTTTCGCAATAGATTTCAATTTTTCTCTATCTAATGTAAGTAATGTATTATTCATCTGGAATGAACTTCTCTGTAAATCACCATACTTACTAGCATGTGCAGTTTTTACAATCTGAAAAATCTCCCCATCACGTTTCATGAATGATTTGTAATACCGAAATCCATTTTCAACAGAACCTGATCTACTCATATATTCAGTAAACTTTAACCATTTCAAAGAATTATCCGTGACAATAACCTTTATATCCGATACCTTCATTTTGCGTCCAAACAGGTCTATTCCATCATCAATATAGGCATTCTCATATTCATCTTTATAATAGTCTTGGAAATATTGTTGAAGATTACCTTTGAACAGACAGCTTTTGAAAAAGTGACTTCTGCAATAAATAAATCCATTCATGTCTGCCGGGAAAATTGATGAATCTATCAACCCCATACCATCCCATAAAATATTAGAGATTTCCCATTCTTTCTTTTTCTCTACTACACATTTATTATGTTTCTTTCCATCTGTATAATCTACTTCCTTCATAGGGCATCGACTTATATCTATCCCACAATATTCAAATATCTGTTTCGATCTTTTAATATATGTCAAGTCAGGATTTTTCTCTTGTGTCCTTTTATATGTGGTAAATCCATATTGATTTAATGTCGGTTCAAATGCCTTAAAATCCTTCACTTGTCTTTTCTTAGAAACAGCATTTACAACACATGCCGGTTTCTTACATGCAACAGATTCATCCTTAACAACCAGCATATTATCAAGCGGAATATGAATATAGTCTATCGCTGTTGCGGTTATCAAAGGAGCATATGCTGATAGTTCTACTATCTTGGCACCCTTCATATTGGGGATTCTCTTATACAAACCCATCGTAAGATATTTAATCATATGGTTATATAATTTTTTCCTGATAAAAATACATTCACCCTTTTTTGCTTTACCCGGATTTCTATATAACATTCTATATGTTATAGTTTTCCGCATACCTACAATTCCTTTTTCTGTTTTCTTATCAATTGTTTTCCATGTAATTGTTGCATCGTTTTCATAGAAATATTTCCTAAGTGAATCCGCATCCATTGCCGGTTTAATATTCTTCTCATCCGAACTATCCCTATCAACACCATATTCAAACTTCATTAGAATAAAATCAAGACTACAATCTTTTTTATTTACTGTTACACCATGCTTTCTGGCATACTCTGAAAAAATGCTCTCATTAATAACTGCTGTTTTATAATCAATGAACGAATCAACATATATATCTTTATCTTCCTCATTTGATTTATCTTTTGATAAGAACTTATATCCATTGGCTACTCTATAAACACTCGCCGCTTGAACACTCCGCACCTTGATCATTTTTCTCTCTGTATTTTGTATTTTCATCAACCTCCACTCTGCTATATTTTCATACTCTATTTATTAGGGAAAACAGACGATATTTAGACCTATTTTGAATTTTCTGATAGTCGGTATATAAATGTGTACCCTAGATATAAAAATGAATTTTATATGCCTTTTCGTGCATTTTAACCCTTTATATACACTCAATTTAAGCTAACTTGAAACCATGATTTCTTTGGCTTTATTTTGCTTCCATTCTGCCAAATTGATAATCTGTGCCGATTGTCTCTGGGTGTAGAACTTAATTTGAAACTCGTCCAGTTCCAAAAAGTCAAACACTTCATCGCCCGGCACATCACATAATGCAATTTCCTGTTCCACTGCTGTAATTGTCATATCGGACATAGTTATATCCGTGACCGTATATACCTTATCCAATATCCGAATATATTTTTTTTTGTTATATTTGTTATTGAACTCACCTCACCCTTCCTGCTTTAACGTGTCCTATAATACTCTACCGCCTTTCGTAAAATTTATATAAATAATATTCTCAATATGATTTCTGATTTTGCATAAAAAATACCAACCATCGTAATTTTAGTTTAATTCTTTTGCAAATTTCAAAAATTCATCTCGAGCTTTTATATATTCCTGTGATTTCTTATCTACTTCCTCTTCAACTTTAATTAAGTCAAAATACTTATCCGTTGAATACTTTTCCATAATTTCAATTTCCTTTTTCTCTACTTCCTTTAATTCTTTTTTACAATTCATTAATGTAGTATATAATCTGTCTCTTTTTTCAATATCCATAGAATACCTCCAACAATCTTAAATATGAGTATATATTAGCATAACAACCGCCAATATTCAATTTTCAATGTACATTTATGGCCTAATTTGAAAGTCTGTTTCATCAGGGGGCGCCTGATAATACTTCATTTTTTAATTTTTCATTATTGGAGTTGAGAACTTTTGCACCCATGCGATGTGTTTCTTTTCCAACACCTGCAACTTGAGCTAGTTTTTTTGTTGTATCAATACGATTTTCGACCTTTACAAATTTGGTAAACCTTGATTTTGTTCAAATCTTTCTGAACGTCTATCTCCACCACTAGCTTGTTTTAAATTTTCTCTAGCTTGCTTTTCATATAATGAACGATACTTTTCAGCTGCAGCAATTCTCTGAATAGGAGATAAGTTACGTCTACCAAGCTGAATATCAAGCATCCATTCTTGACAGATATGTTATACTTTTTATAAAAGAAGGAGGTGGAATTATGAATGGTCATAATTTAGATTTTGACGAGCATTATCCCGTGGTAACAGATTGGAACGATTTAAGCAATTGCCCCTTTGCACGAAAATATTGGGTTAATCCATCCAATGTAAATCAAGAAAAAGATTATGAAAAGGGGGACTTTTTACGGGTATACTGTGATCATGATTTACGCTGGTGTGATGCTGCATTTGGATATGATTGTTGTCAAATTTGTACTGATCACCTAAACGAATAATTATCTTAATTGCGCTTTCTTTGCTACTTTCTTTGGCGCAGGCTTTTCACTTAGCGGAACCGCAATCTTTGATTGCGTTGTGTAGCTTAGTAGAAAAGGATGGTTTCAAAGAAAGTAGGATATATTAGTGGGAACATCCCACACCCTGTTAGTCAGCCAGCTTATCTTGCCGCCCCGGAGGGCGTCAATCTAATCTGTCCGCCTTTTTCGCTTGTGTGTCCTGTCAATTGCTTCGCGCTGCTCGCAATATGCCAGTCCAACGAAGCGAAAATCATTTCTCTTTATTACATATTCTCTTTTAACGGTGGCACCCCGTAAAGCCTTGATTTTACTACATTCTTTCTCGATTTTAGGAAGGTCAACTTCCTAACTTACCTTCTTATGCTGATATTGCAAATTCATATTCATCCAATCAATCAGCAAATTTCTCATTCGCATACTTGGGATATAAATATTAATGGATTCCCCTTTTCGGATTCTACTTCTCCATATCCACTGAATCATTTCTGATAACCCATATAAATCTTCATTTATGCTAATTCCTCTTTGCAGGAAAAATTGAGTTATCCCCGGATGCAAATATACATTTACGCAATATGCCAAATTGTATGTGTCTGCATATTTATTCGTTGAACGGCAATTATAACTCACAAATTGACTTGAATACCCCTTGCCCTTCAGCTTTGCTTTATAGTCTTTAAATGTAGTCCACATAATGTTATCCGATTTTGCATTGACAATATTGGAAAAATAGTTATATAGATTCTTTTTGATTTGTTTGATACCATCTTGATTTATTCTTGCCTTAAACCAAGTGACCGATAGACCATTGATTTTTTGATATATATTATCATTCAGTTTACCATCATAAATATTAATCTTATCTAAGAAAACTGATGTATCTGGAATGTAATAGTTCGTAAGCTCATACTGTCCATCATTTTCCGAAATACTCTTTTGCTCATAATCAATTTTATACAAGTTAAAATAATTTTTCAAAATGCTTGCTTCAAACAAATATGTAAGTATATACACCTTATCAAATAATTCAAATATTTCAGGTGGATATCTCCATAAAAGTAATTTTTGATTAATATATATAAGGCTTCTGTTGTCCGCAAGTATTTTTATGTCATTATATTTTGTATCATAATTCAACTTTTCTTTATTCCATACAACAAAACCATCTTCATCCACTGTTACACAACCACTATCTTTCAGTAGTTTCATATCATCATTTCGAATATTATCATATGGTTCAACAACATTTAAGACCTCATCCAAGATCAATGTATAGTGACCCTTTTTGATATTTTCCCGGCTTTCTTCATCAAGGTGTTTGAACAGCTCATGTGTTGAAGCTATATCGTCTTGACAAGCTAACATCTCATTGATTGCTCCTAATTTACCATTTCCCTTATTTATCGGTTGCTTAAATTCTCTGTCCGTATTTTCAATAATACGTTCTACCTCATCTAAAAATGGTGTTATATAGAGAAAATTATCAAACTTCTCTCTGTTAATATGTTGGATGCTCCAACTGGTTTTTCCTGATCCCATAATAGAATCCACTACTGTAATTTTGCTAATAATTCATTCCTCCTAACCTATTCCATTATAGTCTGATAAAAATTATCCTCTAATTCAATCATTACTCCATAATATTCTAATTCATATGTTTTTGTAACCAGTTCTCCAACTGATAAATACTGCTGCTCTTTTGGTGTATCCTTGAAACCATATGTATTATATCCACATAATATCGTTGGTTTTTCTTTATGTGAAAATTCAATTAAAACTGTATTGTCTTTTCTTAACACCACTACTCCACATGGATATTTACCGCTTTGGCAAACCGAACAACAAATATTATCCTGTAATTCATCTGTATTTACACACTTAAGAACAGCATATGCACCACATCCGCAATCACATTTTGGCGGGTTAAGAAAATTCTTTCTTATATCCAGTCCAAAATCCTTAAATTTCAATTTTGATAATTTTACTGACTCCATATTGTTAATCCTCGCTTTCAATTTAATGTAGGCACACCACCCTAAAGGTAATGCGCCTGTCTATCCGTTCTATATATGCAATCAGCATCTTCACTGATAATTGTTTTAATAAAAGGGGATTTATACGCATCTACATTAGATGACATTGTAACCAACCTCGTTCATTGGCAGACTTGCTACTTTCACCGCAAGTATATCTCTGTTAATAATATATTCTCCACTCGGAGATTGATTTTACTGATTTGATTATTGAGTCATACCTTTACAATATTCTTTAAAATTTGGCATTCTCTTTAAATTACGCACAATGCTAATTGCATCATCAATTTTAATAATATCTTTCTCTAACTCTAAGATTTGATTAAATTGTATCGGTTCATAGTTAGAATCTAATAAACATATTCCATTCTCATAATTCTGTTTTATAATATTGACAAATTCTTCTGTTAATTCAGCCTGTGTCATGTCATCATATTTCTTATTATTAGAAATTCTCTTGACATTTACCGCCTGTGTCCTGCCGGTTGTCCCTTCTCCAATCTCAAATTCCACAATGTCATTCTGATTTAAAGATTTGCGTCCTTCCGTAGTAATGTTGGAGTAATGCACAAATACATCACTTCCTGCTTCGTCTGTGATAAATCCATAACCTTTTGCATCGTTGAACCACTTAACTTTTCCTGTTTTCATTTCTTAAATTCCTCGCTTTTTGTTATTTTTCTTCTATGATATAAGGCAGTAATGAGAAAATATCTCGTAATTCCCTTTATCATTCAAACTGAATGACCTCTGTTATATTGTTCTCTCTTTATGCCGACAATCTTTCATTAAAATCTTCATACAACAGTTTTGTGGCAGTTTCCATAGCAACACCATCATTAAGCTGCAATGTCACATCTACATCATCGTAGCAATAACTACTCATTTTGCCGATTGCAATATGAATCTGATTCTCTCCGATTTTCTCAAAAGTGAAGTCAATCGTATCTGCAAAGATTCCCGAATTAGCGTAAAACTCTAAATCTTCCTTGAACTTTTCAACTGGAATTGCTTCTGATCCTCTATCATCGTAATTCACTACTGCACTTGTAACAGATACAAGATTATCTGAAATAATCTTCTGCAATTTTGCTGTTGTTGTTCTTCTCATAATGAATATTCTCCTCTCTAAGCCACATTGTCCCACCAAATGATACTCTCACTGTCTATAATGGTTTCTCCATGTGATCCATGTTCATCTTCCACCATTTTATACAATGTATATGGTACAGTTTCCGCACATGTCTGATTGTTCTCGTCTGTCCTATATGGTCTATAGCTCCATGTCCTGATAGTGTACTCTTTGCCATCAATTAAGAGAAAAATTCGCTTGCTCTCCTCTATATCATCAATAACAAGTTCCTTGCACTCAATGTCTGCATCCTGTATAACAGTTCTGACAAATCCCTCAATCCATTGCGTATATGCTTCATTTGTAACATTGTTCGTTACTTTATACTGTTTGTAATGAGATATTTTCTTCTCTGTCGCTTTCCAATCTATAAGGGATGTAGAAATATGTTCATCGTCCGTTCTCTCTATCCTAATGCCCCATTGGAAAATATGTGTATTTTTGTCAACTGCCGAAATTACAGTACAGCCGATTTTGCCAATATCTGAAAAATAATTTCCCACCATCTGAAATACTGTTGTGATAAATTTCTCTCTATCGGGATGCTTTTCAAATGCTTTTACATCTGTGATTTCTAAAATATCGGTAAACAATCTATTATTGTTATCATCCGTAATGACATATAACGGTGCCGTTGTCATTGATTCTTCTCCGATTTTTGTATCTGCAATAAAATAAATTTTTCCCATATAATAAAATCCTTTCTTTTTGTTATTCATGGGGGGAATTTCACCACCCACACTATATTGTTCTCTGTTTAGTTGCGTTTCTTGAAGAATAATAAACTGATTTCCATAAACGACTGACCGTATGGTTTTACAATAATTTCTTTTGCTGTTTCATTATCTTTGATATAAAATTCGTTGATAGAGTCATCTGTAATAGGTACTTCAAAAGAATTAAAATCATCGCTGATATGAAGTTTCCAATCATCATCTAATGTATTTACATATACTCTCTTTGGATTTAGCTTTATATCCAATCCATAAATATCCGTTACCCTTACCGACACACAACAAAACTCATTCTCGTTGTTTATAACCTCCTCCATGAAATCATGCAGATTGTATATATCCATCTCTCTGAAATCGGATAACTGCTTTCCCATAAATGATTCATTGACTACGAATAAACACAATTCAACGCCACTATTTAATTCACATTTCATAATTAATGAATTTGCAGCTTCACAATATTCAGCACTAACCGAAACAAGATCACTTTTCTTCAAGCTATACATGGCTGCATTATATCCTGTACATGATTGTGAAAATTCATATGTATCTGCTGTTTCTTCGCATTGGTTAATCGGAATTGCAAATATTGTCCTGCCGGCATGACTTCTCAAGATCAACTGAGTAATACTGTAATAATTTACAATCTCATACCATGCCTCATTTGTAATATCTACATTTCCTTCTATTGCTCTTATCATTTTGATTATATAATTCATATTTTGCACCTGCCTTATCCTTATTTTCTCCCTATATCTTCATGCCACTTAATTGATCCATCTGAATTGATTGGAACCTGTACCTTATGTCCATCTTCATATTCTAAAACGTACGATACTTTTCCATTTTCTGCTCTAATCCAACGTTTTATCTGCCCTGTTTCTTCCATGTATTATGTTCTCCCTTCCAATCAGCATTTTGTTTGTGCTGCACAATACGATATGCCACGTTCATCAATGTAATATGTACTTGCCAGACCATCCACAAAACCGCATCTTACATATCCTTGTTTAGTCATATTCTGCAAATGCCTGTATGCAGTGCTATACGATTTTTTCTTTGTCGTTGATATGTTCTCTAATATCTGAGAAATATTCATTGCATTCAATGGACTAACCACATTCTTTTCATTCATCAGCAACAAAATCTCGTAATCAAATTTTGTCAAACCTCTTCACACCTCCCTGTCTTTCGTCATTTTGTTCCAAAAATATATGGGCATTTCTGCCTCTATATTATTGTTCTCTCTTTTTGTTGGATAAATTATGGAGTTTTCAATGTACGAACCGTTTAGAATACCAACGTATTTAAAAGATAATTTCATAAATACCTTTTCATTTTATATATTCTCTCTTTTATTTCATATATGTAATACATATATATTTTTTAATAAAAAAACATGTACATTTCTGCACATGCTCTCATTATTAATTATCTTATTGAAATTTGATATTAAACAGACGCACCATTTCAAAAGATTTTCTAGCTTTACTCGTTTTAGGATCATTTTCTACCAACACTTTTAACCTATGTTCAACCCACTCATTAAATTTATTCGCCTGCTCCTGTTGGATTTTATGTGTCATCATATATTTATATTTATTGAGTATTTCATTTACAAACTCTTTATCAAAATGCTTATATAAATATTGAATATTTTTTTCTTTTATTCCTTTAAACGGATTATATGCATCGTCTGCAATATTATTGGCACCATATCTGTAAGTTTCATTCCCTGATAAGAAATCTGCAATGAGCCTTTTAATAAATCCATTTGCACTTTCGTTGGACTCTTCTAAATACTCCTGAAGTCTATCATATTGATCTATATCTTTGGGTGTATATTTCAAACTTACCATTTTTGTTTTCTTATCATATCTTTTTTGTGCTGCTTTCTGACTTTCAGATACTTTTCCCATACATTTATCCTCTATAACAAAATAGTATTTCTTCATGTAAACAGAAAAGCCACAACCTTTTACAGTCATGACTTTTCCCAAATCAATCATATATTTAGGAGTTTCCTCAACTAAATACCATATACATTATATCAATAGATTGCCGAATTTGTAAATATCTGATTATATTACATATCCAGATTTCAAACCGGCTGCTTTCTGTAATTCTCGAATTCTATCTAATGTAATACATGCCAACATATCAAAAAAATACTTTTTCGTTCTGCCATAGTCTCTCAATGTTTCTACATCAATTTCCGTATGTAATATCATATCTGCAGAATCGAAGATATATGTATTAATGATTACCTTGTTAGTGCTGGTATTCATTTCTATACTCATTGTCACATGAAAATCCGAAGGTTCCAGCCGCTTGCATGTCTCCGCATAATAATCTGCAAGCATTTTATTGATAATCACAGATAAACCATCCGCGATATCCATTGACAAAACCATGTTGTTTTCAATCTGAAATCCAACTATTTTACTATTGATATCCGTATAATTCGCTTCCGCTACAAAATTGATATCTTTTAATGTATAGCGTTGCTGTTCCATAGCTTGCACCTGCCTTCTTACTGTAATTTTACTAAATATTATGTGTGCTTATGTGATACTTTCCGACTATTCACGATAAGCCATTCCGAACTTGTATCTACGTTTTTTGCGCTATATAAGTGACAAAACCTGAATCACGCCAAACTTGTATATTTCCCATATACATATTCATTTTCTGTCCTTATACAGCGACTTTATACCGTGTGTTTTTTTGCTCTACAAATATAGTAGAAATTTTGTTTCTTAAATAAATTATGTAGGAAAATCAAGCATTTTTCCAATTCGCGATATATGGTACGATATACTATTTTCCGCACTTTTTATTATATTCTGTTTCCATATCATCCATAATATCTCGCAGATTTTCCTTTGCATCTTTTAACCAATACAGACTGCCATTTGCCTGAATTGGTTTACCATTTTTATACTGTCGCTCAATTTTATCCATCATATAGTGTATTCCAGCATTCACGCCCTGTAAAAATACTTGCTGTGTTTCATTCTCTACGATGTCTTTTTCATCAAATAAATCCTTCATCGTTCCACCTCTCATTTACATACAAAATATTAATAACAAAGTAATTACACACCCTACCACAATTTGTAAAGTAGTATGCTGCGTTGACATTTTACGTTCTTCCTTCAACTCTCTGCTCCTTTCCGTTTTATGTCCTCACCTATATATTCCTCATTTGAAAAACATTTTTGTATTTTTTTAATTTTTTATAAAAATTCCGCACGTTCTTTTATTTTCTTCATGGAAGGATTTGTATAGCGAATTGTTGTATGTATATTTGAATGTCCTGCTAACATAGCAACCTCCGCTATCGTATAACCAGCTTCCAATGCAGAACTACAAAAATAATGTCTCAATGTGTGTGGAGTAATATTTTTGCCTTTGATAGCATTTTCCCAAAATACTTTATTTATTGCGGTGCGATCAAGAGATTTTCCCTTTGCATTGTAAAATAGTAAATCTGTGTCTTCCTTATTATAATGTCTTCTGTATTCACTGATAGCTTCTATTACCTTTGAATTCATAACCACAATGCGCTGCTTTTCTCCTTTTCCATCTGTCACACGAATTTCACCGCTAACTGTATTTACGTCTGTTCTTTTCAACCGCAACACTTCACTAATACGTAAACCTGTGTACATCATAACCGTTACAATCGTATAATTTCGTATTGCATGTGTACCCTCTGATTGCAAAATTCCTTGCCTAAACCGCTCTACATCTTCCTTTGTTACTTCTGTCGGATTAATAGAATTTTCTTGAATTTTAATAAAATCTGCCTTCGATATTACCAGGTTATCTGGTTGCATCAATTCATTATATTTAGATATGGCAGATAATTTTGCATTAATGGTTTTTCCATTCAGATTATGATTGTCCTGACCAGTTCGCTTTATATTCTTCAAGTAATTTTTATATTCTTGAATATTAGCTCGATACAGACCTTTGAATTCAATATCTCCAAAACTATCATAGAACCATTTGAAATACTCCTTCATGTGACGAGTATATGATTTAATTGTGTTTTCGGATTTCCCTTCTTCTCTTAGCTTTTCAACAAATTCTTTTATGTATGTTTCCATATGCTCAACCTCCGTATAAATTATGTGGCGTTATTATTTCTATCTGTACTAATAAGTTATGTGGCGAAATAATTACGCTTCTATAATCTATATTCACTTTTTCGCTACATAATTGCCCTTATGTGGCAAAAATAATTTAGGCATTTTTCCTTTGATTTATTGTATATATTCCTTGCCTAGTCTATACTATATTTAGGAAGGAGCTGAGACACATTAAAAATATCGAGATTTACAAAACGAATCATTTCAAAATTGCATTACATAAAATTCACAGCAAAATCGAAGATTTATTATTTTCCATTATTCAACGGATTCCTGAACGCATGATTCCAACTTGCCTAATGAATTGGGTAGAAAAATACACCAGCAAACGCATATACGAATTAAAACAACAGATCATCCGTGATCGCTGGCATAGCGCAGAATTAGAACATGTAATTAAAGATATACACAATAAGAAGATATAAGAAAAGCACCTTCAGAAAGATTTCTCTTTCCGTTGGTGCTTTGTTATTATTCCAGTTCATCAACTGTAATACACTTTATTTCCTTGAATTGCCTTAACTGCTTATCATTCGTCAAGAATAAATCGCACTTTGTAAGACATGCAACCGCTAACTGAATTGCATCCATAGCCTTAAAGCCTTTATATTCTGCTCTGATTTGAGCTGCCTTTTTAGCAATCTCTTGGTTTACTTCTACAATCTCCATATCAGTAGTTTCAACAAGCCTGTCAAACATATCAATAAATGAATATAGTTTGTTTCTGTATGGAAATACAAAATATTCTTCCATTGTAATTACAGAAGTTACAAATTTTTTATCTGCCTCATATCCATTACTAAAAAATTTCTTTACCTTATCATAATACTGTGGGTTATTTTCATCCTTTTCAATAAAGTATATGAATGGTGCAGTATCAACAAATGCCTTTTTATAATCTGTCATTCTCACGCATCTCCCTCATATATTCATCTACATGCTGTCCCCTTTCGCTTGGAATGGCAAAACTATCCCAGTCAACAGGTGCTTTCTTTGCTTTTCTCTGTGGGTAATTTAACAGAGTAACAACAACCTCTGCTCCGTCATAATCTCTAATATCTTCATCTTCAATAACAACTGTATTACCTTGTACAATTCCCTTTACTGCTGCTAACATAGGGCATACCTCCTTTATTGGATCTGCTTCTTTGCATTTCTTGCTTTGGTTTCCTCTGATTTCTTCTGTGCAGCCTTTTTCTCTTCTTCTGTCATATTTCGCTTTGATTTTCCTTTTTCGTCTTCTGGATAATCAATTATATACTCCGTTCCATCTGCCTTATCTTTTAAAATCAGATTCATTTCCAGAGCATCCGCAATTTCCACTAATTCAAGAGATGAAAATTTATCCCTTGTCATTTTGTTACTTAAATTTTGCCTTGTTGTGTTGGTTGCTTCCGCAAGTTCCGCTTGTGATATATTTTTTGCCTTTATTATTTCTTTTATAACTGTTTTTGCCGACATGTCAATCAAACCTTCCATGCTTTATTATTCACCTCCGATTATACTTGAATTTTTGCGTTTTTTCAAGGATTCCATACAGTACATAATTATAGATTATTCTTCATTTTCTATTTTGATATTTTCCCTTTTATCAAATTTAAGGATGGCTATATTTCAAACCACCCTTGATTATACTGTTGTTATCTTTCTTCTGGGAAGCAAACTGTTGTTGCGTTATCTCCCGCTGTTTCAGAAATCCGATTTGTAATTATCCAAATTCTGCCTTTTGAAGTATTGTAGGCACCCATAACATATAAATCATCTGGATAATTCAAAGCCTCCTCATTTGTCTGTTTATCTTCTGCGTCCATGTCTCCCCAATCTTTCATAGAATACCGCTGTAATGCAATAGTGATTTCTAATGCAAATTTGCGTTCCTTTGCCATATAACTATTGATTGATCTGGTAACTACAATCTGCCCCATATTGAAATATTCTGATTTTATCATGCTATTTTCCGTCCTTCCTTGTATTTCCATTATTGCCTTTACAATCTACTTTACTTTTTCTATCTTTCTATATGATAGTAAGTGTGCCATTTCTGACACACCACCATATATTTATTGATTAGATACCGAAAACCTGTTTGAAGATTTTTCTAAACTCTTTTCTATCCTCACGAACCGCCCAATACTGCAAGGAAAAATCATCACTACTGTACTTATCGAGTAAGAATTGTGCAATTTCTGTCATTGAATAACCTTCTAATAACATATTCAATTCAAACTGTCTCGTATCTGCCTGCACCATATCTGGATTTATACACTTATTATAGAAATCCTCATATAAAGCTCTTATGGTTGCTTGTCTTTCAACATTCATAAATTTATCAGTTGGTTCAAAATCACATTCTTTTCGTGCGCCATCTTCAACTTCATAGAACATTTCATCATAGCTCCATACACCGCCTTCAGGACAACGTTTTTTTCTATTCATATCTCTCCAATATCTGCTTCTGGCACTGTCAAGTGTTCTGAAGAAAATCTGTTCAAATTTGAGATTCTGCAATCTCTCATACTGATGGAATTTCTTTACCGCGTCCAAATAAGGAATGATTAAAATGTCGTACCATTCTTCCGGATTCAGTTTGTGCAAATTCATGTATCTGTAAATCAAATCATGATGCACTTCTGCAAATCTTCTTTCTTCCTCTGTCAATGGTCTCTGTGTGTGTTCTGCTCTTCTGTAATTATCCATAATTACTACCTCCTAATGAATTTAATATGATTGATTTGTACGGCTTTTGATTGCCGATTGAGCAAGTGCAAATTGAAATGCCACGGCTTAACCGCTTGCCCAAGTGATTAGAAGTTATATACCGGAATCACATCTTCAATATTCAAATCGTTTTCAAACCAACAATGATTTGATACATCTGGAATATCTATAATTACATGATCCTTGAATGTCTCCTTGATTACTCCATCATGTATATCTTCATCCATTCTGCACTTTACTCTTTGACCTACTTTGAAAATATGCGTTAAATCTGCCATATAAAAAGCCTCCTTTGTTGTGGCGTTGGGTGGGTTTCCCCACCCTTACCACTTGCTGATTACTGAACTCGTAAAACTCCGAATGTGCTTCGTGTAATGCACTTCTCATACTCTTCGTCAGTAAGATACTTTTTGACCTCATCCTTCTTCACATTCTCACGTGTCTGTGTAGAATATGTAGTCTTGTAATCTGTACCGATATACTGCTTAATAGGCTTACCGTTCTTGTCCACTGTCTCACACTCTACTGTTTCATTCAGAAACTCGATAATTCCACTCTCAAGTTCTCTGATCTGCTGTTCTGTCTCGTTCTTCAAAGTCTTGAGACTTCTCAACTCTTCTACTACCTTGTTCAACTCTGTTTTTGTCATACACATAATGACTACCTCCTTAAATATGATGATTGATTTTTTCGGTCTGTTTTGTTCGACCTTGATTGTATTGTACACTCTTTAGTGTATTTCGTCTATTTGCAAAATCAACAAAATACACTATTTAGTGTGTCGAGTTTTTGTGTATGTTCACTATTAAGTGTCATACTGGATAAAATTTTTATACACTCTTTAGTGAATTTTGCTATTGTATTTATACACTTGCTAGTGTATTTTTAATTTATCAAATCAATCAATATATTTTATAGGAGGTTGTTATTATGAATTATTTTAACAATGTAAAAACACTTGAAGAGTTAAGGAAACAGTACAAAGAACTATTGAAAAAGTATCATCCAGACAATCCTAATGGTAGTACAGAAGCTACAAAAGAAATCAATGTGGAATATGAAAAGTTATTCAAAGTATTAAAGAACAGACACGAGAACAGAGCAGAACAGACAAGCGACACCGACAAAAAAAACTATGATAATATGAAATATGATTTTTCAGAAGATGAAAAGTTAAGGGAAGTTTTACAGAGTATCATATCATTACAGAATATAAATATTGAAATTGTCGGTTGTTGGATATGGGTTGATGGTGAAACATACGAACACAAAGACAAATTGAAGGCTTTAGGATTCAGATGGGCAAGAAAAAAAAAGAAATGGTATTTTCACACCGAAGCATTCAGAAAAAGAAGTAAAAGAAAGTTATCTATGGAAGATATACGGAATTATTACGGAAATACCGAAGTACAGACAGAACAACCGAAGAAATTAAAAGAAGCGTAAAAAAACAGGGGGTAATCGTCAAAGGTTACACCCTATTTTTATTGTATATTTATTTGTTTTAATTCCTATTGTTTTAGTGGGATATAGTATGGTAGGGGGTATCAAAAACTAAAAACATAAACTTTATTTTTCTGCCGGGGTGTATCTGGTTCATCTATACAGTGACTTAAAAATTTATCCTCTACGATATTTTTCTAATAATTCAATTCTCGTTACATAAATTTTGAGAAGAAAAATTTCACCTTTTCCGTTTCTCATTCCGTAAAGAAATCTATGCCAAAAGAAAAAGATATGACCGCCTCTTATTGGAATTGTCACAAGATTTAAGATGACACAAATCCAGTCTAGTCACTAGATTTTACATTTGCTTTAATTTCGCTTGAAGTTCGGCTATTTGTGCTTTGATTGCCTGTTTTTGTTCTGTCTGTTCTTCTTGTTGTTTTGTGTATTCTTCTTCTGAAATCCACTCCATAATATCTCCTGGTTGAACTTGTAAAAAAGCACACACTTTATCTATGTTTTCCGTATTCATACTTCTATTTTGAGAAAATTTTGTAGGTGTATTTATGCTTAATCCTGCCCCACATAAATCTTTCCATTGCATATTTCTTTCTCTTAGAATTGTAGCCAGTTTATTATAAATAATCAAATTTATTTCCTCCTTTGTCCCCTTCTATTATATCACATGTTATCAATTTAGACACTCATGATGGGGGTACACTTAAACCACGAAAATTTAAGTACCTAACCATATTCCGGGGTACTGTAAAACTATGGCAGAAATAAGTACAAAAATTCGTATCTATGATAAAATAAAAGACCTATCCTACCGATAAGTCTTCACCACTCTTCTATTCTACCAATTATTCGGTTTCCAAGTATAACCACAATTACCGCAACGATTAACAGTTTTGCTTGCACCAAGTAAACCCCAAAAATTATTTACACCTCTAGCTCCTGTTGTAATTGCTGTTGAATTACATTTAGGACAACGGATAACATCTTTGGTTGGCGTTGTGTTTGTCTGTTTACTACTCTCCTGCTGTTGTAACTGTGTTTTGAATTGTGACATTTTTAATTGAAACTCTATTGGATCTTTTTGTTTGAGATCTATCATAGAGTCGTAAAATGATGCACTACGAGTTATATCGCTTAATATTTCTTCTTCATCTCCTGTTAATACCGTATCCACTAATTTATGTTGACATACTGGACATTCAAAACTATCATCTTTTATCCAACTAATATATCCAGATCCCCAAATATCATCATCTTTGCGATTATTTTTACAATTTTGACACAATTTAATATATTTCATAATTTTCTACCTCCTTCTCAAATAAATTATACCATAGATTTATACAAAGTAAATCATTTTGCATACAGCTTGCACAATATGATGCAAAAAATGGTTTTTCATTTGGGAAACAACAAGTAAAAATATCTGACGATGTTGCTAATGCACTCAAGCAATTACAGCCTGGTATGGTTTCCACATGTGACAATTTTGATAAATTAGCTAAAAAATTAGGTACAACAGATAAAGGTTTTATTGATTTTTGTACTTCACTAAAAAATGGAGACATCACTCTCAAAGAAGGTCAGACATATCTTCAGGCATATCAAGAACAATTAAATAGTCTTGGATTTAGCTTTAGTAAGGTTAAATCAATAGCTAAGAACTTCTTTGGAAATCTTGGTGCTAATGTATTAAATGCATTAGGAGGTATGGCTGTTGGTGCGCTTGCTGGTGGTTTGATGACTCTTGCCGGAAAAGGAATCGAATGGGTATATAAGAAGATTTCTGGTAAAGCTGCGGAATACCTTATATGTATCTGAAATAACAGACTCTACATTACATCAATTGATTCTATCTTTGAGTTCTCACATCACCATTTATACCCACACTTTTTACAACACATACTCTTACCAATATCGCTACTTGCCAAACCAAACAATCCAGTAGAAAGCCATCGTTTAGTTCCTGAGATTTTTTGTATATCGGTTGAACCGCAAGTAGGACAATGAGGTTTTAATGTTTCTTGCTCTTTGATGACATCATCTATCGTTTTGATAGTTAGTGTTTTGGGAATTATACCTGTCTCAATGATTTTGTCGACAATCTTTTCTTCTGTATAGTAACATTTTGTTAATTTTCCAAAATCATTTTTCTTATTTGCAAGCTCAATATTTTCATCAAATAAAAAACTTAAATCGAATTCTGTACCATTTATAATACATTTAGTATTTTGTTTTAAGGGATATCCACAATGAATGCATTGGCTACTTTGATCAGACACTTGTTTTCCACATTCAGGACAAATTATTAATGCCATAATTACTACCTCTATATTTTTATGATAAATTTAATGACTTATATTAGCGAGTATAATTTTTTCATTTTATTTACCATGTCAACCACAAAATCTTTGTATTCCTCAATAGGCGTTTTACTTATTCCTGCTATCATCTGTCCTGTTAAAATATGCTTCACATTACATGGTAAATCTGCAACATATGAATCAAACAAATCCACAAAAAGTTTATAATACTTTTCATTACTGTAATTTATTTTTTCATAGGCTCCTGCATCATAGACATAACATAAACACCAAAACTCTAAACTATCATCCGCATACGGTAATCCTAGCACCCATAAATAATAATGAATTATCTCATGTCGAATAGTTCTTTTTAATCTCTTATTAAGAATAGAATTTGATGCATCAATTCCAATTCTAATATATGCTTGTCTTTTTCCAGCACTGACAAAGCCGCCTTGCACAGCATAATCTAAATCATTATCTATTGAATATAAATATTCATCCATAATATTGAAACAGGATAGCGGAATTACTTTATCGTTTACCATAATACATGTATCTGTAGAAATGGAATTTCTACATAAATCTCTAAAAAATTCTATTCCATATTGCATAACCTTCTGTTCTCTAATAAAATAATTATGCATTTCCTCTTGTGACATTCTAATTCTCTTGTCCATATTAATCCCCTCCAATATAGTATTTTTTCTATTTTACCATATCAGACTTCAAAAATGGTAAAAAAATAGGGCATATCAGATAAATCAATATCTAATATACCCTAATCCTAATCTTCATACGAACTATAAGGACGCACCTCATACTTAATCAATGCATCAAATAGCCTGTCTGGTATCTTATCCCTATATCTCAACGCTAATATTCTAATCTCTGATTCCTTGAATAACTTGTATTCTTGAAACGCTTCTTCCTCTGTGTCCCAGTAATGAAGCTTAACTTGTTTATCATGTCCAAATGGTGTGATCCTTGCCAAATATTTATCTCTTGCTTTGTCATAGACAACACCGATAGCATAAACCTTTGCTGATTTATAACGACTTCTACGCTTTGTTGCACTTGCCAATGCAGAATTGATTGCCTCTGGTAATATGCAACATTTATCTGGTACATACTCTTTATTGCCACGATTCAATAAATCCTTATCAACTGCCATGCGTTCTCCGTCACATTCATAATAATTTGCAGAATACCATTCAGCAAAAGCGTCTCTGCTATTCTTCCATTCATCGCACATAAAAGCATCATCATAACAACGGTTTACCAATAAAGAATTACCGCCATAGCATCTTCCATAAATACCAGCCCATATAGAATAAGCTGGATTACCCTTGACAGTATTATAATCATAATATTCCTGTTCTCTTCCAAGCTCTGCAACTGTTTTAACGTGCTTGCGTAACAACTCATACTCTTCCGCAGATACATAAATCAAATTCCTATAATAGTTATTATTCATATTCTCGTCTATATGCCATATTTTATTGCATCCCGTAGACTTTATTAAGAAATGCTTTGCAACAAGTATTTCTGGGCTTGTCTCTTCATGTATTGCTGATCCATCCAAATCATAGGTTACAATCGTCCAATGAACACTTCTTTCTGGATTACCGCTATTCATCTTATGAAAGAAAAATGTTTTATCTTTCCTCATATTGTTCGTAAGTCTGCCATAATTTGAAATCCAGTAATGTTCTGTATCTTCCACCTGTACAAATATCTCATCATCACCAAGCAGATTTATATTATTTTTCTTTGTATCAAGCACTTTATCATCTGATAACTTTATGTAATCTCTGAACTCTTTTCGTTCAAACTTTCTTCTGTCTTTGATTCTTATATACGCCATATTTCCTTCTTCTCCTTATAAACTACCATTAGGCAGCGGTCTTTATTTTCCTGTTATTTTTATTGTTTTATCTAAATTTCTACTAGGTACAATTTTCACCTTTTTGTGTTCATCATCCATGAAAAAATTTTTTTGTCGAATATCATATCTTTTTGTTGCTTTTATTGTTGTAGGTTCAATCCGAAATAAATTCTTCAAAAGAATCATATTCCCCTCTTCCATCTCTTCATACACTAACTCACGAAAAGCATCTAATACCAAATTGACATCTTTCTTATACAAGCCTGTTTTTTCTGCCAGCTTATTTCTAACATCTAAATTATGTAATACCATTATTTTTCTCCTCCTTACGTTGATACCGATATTCCTTGACTTTTCAAATACGAAATTGCTTCTTTTAGTAATGTTCCATCCTCTATCGTACATGCCAATGTTTCATCCCATACATGCGGAGATGTACCGACATTCGATCCACCATGTAAGCCTTCGTTTGCCCATGTAGCGACCTGATACCCTGTTGCATTATAATAATTACTCATAGATTCTGTATCTATGTATACATACGCCACCGCTTTTCCTCTTGACATTCTTCCTTTTACTTTAATTGCCGATCTCAAGAAATCATACTGTCTCCGATATGATACGGGGGTATATGAATCATAATAACTTTGCAAAAAGAAATTCAAAGTCTCATATACTCGGTTTGCTAATTGATCAACCAAACCAACCAATACCGGCTGCATGATTTTTGACAAATCATTCACGTTGTTAATTTCCATCTTCAACCTCCTTAATTCACATGAAATTATCATTTCAAATACTGTCGCTATTACTAGCTTAAAATTGCGTATTTCGTTCAAATTTGGCTTTAAATACTATTTAGGTATATTTCCTTACCTATGGATTTTAAGGCACTAAAATAAGCCACCTATCAATCATATTTCTATAACTGATAAGTAGCTTATTTACATGTCCTAATATTTATTTAGATGCACATTTAAAGCACTATAATTAGTAAATAATTAGTATTTTGGATAACGATAAGAATTACATCCTCAAAAATGTTATATAAACCGTAGATAATTGAGCAAATGATACGCATCGTAATCTAAAATTGCTATCATCGTCTCATCCTCTGTCACATTCATACAGTCAATAGTTGCATTTATTACTGTCCCTGCGCATCCGTCGGTGTTTCTGTCTCCGCCGCTTTTGCGCCAAGCTCCGACAAGGTTTTGGTATATTCCTGTCCTTCCATTGCTAAGATCTGGTATGCTGTTTCCTCGGTAATGCCATAAGTATTCCACAGGGCATTTATAATCTTATCCCGGCAGGAATCAATATCTTTTACGATATCCAGTTCTACCGCCTCATCGTAATGCTC